CGCCCTCCCCCAGTGGCGTCGCCAGGAACGCCTCCAGCGCGGTCCACAGCTGCATCACCTCCGCCGCTTCCTCCTTCGTCCAACTCCCGCCCTCAACGACCTCGCCCGGCGCGGCTGCGTCTATCGCCGATTGCACTGCCGGTCCCAGCCGATGGCTCGGGGCCAGGCCGTCAACCAGCGCTGCGCCGCGCACGATCTGTTCCAGGCTCAGGCGCTGCCAGCGCAGAACTGGCGGATCGGTTGTCATGTCAGCCATGCGTGCCTCCTCTTTCGTTGCAAAACTACCGATGTAGCTGCCGTCTGCCGCATGCGCGGCCCAACGCCCACCGGCTTGTTCGTAGATCACCGTCATCCCCTATCCACGCTTTAAGAACCCGTTTGCGTCGACGTAGATCTCATTGAGATCGGGCGAAGCCGGGTTGACGCGCAATCCGGACGCATACACGCGCCCGCCGATGCGCGTGTATCCGCCGCTCAATAGCTGGATCTGTAATTCTGCCGTCGCATGTGTGCCATTCGCACGGAACACATCCAGGCGGCCGTTCACATTTCCGCTGCCGGACGTCATCGACGTGTTCAGCCATGACGCAGCGTCCGCTGTTCGCACCTGGAAGCCGCGCCCGGCAGCGTCCGTTTCGGCCATGAACGCATACCGGGTTGTGACCGATCCGTTTCGGCATATGAAACTATAGAAGCCCGAGGCATTGGCTCCGACTTCCACTTCACGGTCGAATACATTGGCCTGGCTCAACCGCGCCACGTCGCTCGCCGCGAAGCCCGCATCGCCGACGCTGGTTGACGATGCCCACGATGCGACGCGGCCGGTGGCGGGGGTGCCGCTGCGCAGCGCCACCGTGGCCGGCAGCCAGGCCGCCGCCAGGGTGCCACCTGCACCGGCCAGCGGAAGGGTGTAGGGGGCGGGCGTCTCCGACCAGGGGGGGAACTCTTCGGCATTGCTGCTGTCCAGGACGCCCTCGATCTGGCGGATGGCGTCCTCATTCTCGACGCTATCCGCGCGCAACTCTGCCCGCACCAGGCGCACACCGTCAGCCATACGGATCTGCACCGCATGCACGCGGGCGGTCACGACGTCGCCATCGACCTCGGCGCTCACCAGGTCGCCATAGCCCCAGTGAATGCCGTAGACCGCGCCAGGGTGCGAGGTGGCGATGCCGCGCAGGGTCTGGCGCGGCCGCCGCCGCCAGAGCGCGCCGTCTGCCTCGGTGGTGAGGCTGTCCTGCAACGCGAGGTACCGGGCATCCACCCAGAGCTCACGCCGGTTCCAGGGGGAGGCCGCCAGGCGTTCCGTATCAGAGACGCTCACGACCAGGCGCTGATCCTCGGTGCCCTGCCCGCCGCAGTAGACCACGGTGATCTCTTCACGGTGATCAAATTGGCGCGTGACATCCGACAGGCTGCCGAACGCGGCGGAGAGCGTGACCGGGACGCTGCCGCTCGCGCTGTGGTCCATGCCGCGCTGCCCCAGGTAGGTGCGGAACTCGAACCCGCTCCCGGTCCAGACCAGATCGAAGAAGATAGCCTGCCCGCCCTGCGCGCTAGCCCGGGCCAGTTCGCGGCAGACCAGGAAAACATTGCGGCGCGGGAAGGTTTTATAGACCGTGGCACCCTGGCCCAGGTCCGGGGCCACGGTGACGTTGCTGAGTTCCCGGCTGCCGGCGCTGCTGCCCAGGTTCTCGCGCACGACCGCCTTGATCAGGTCATCGCCCGGCCCGGTCTTCTCGGTTTGCGCGCTGCCAGCAGCGTAGGCAACGATCCGGCCAGTGAGCAGGTAGAGCGCATGCTGCGCTTTCACCGTCACCAGCAGTTCGCCATTCGCGCCGTAGGAGAGCGCCGGAGGCACCCGCACGAACCAGAGCGTGTCACCCTCGAGGCGATCGCCATGCCAGACACCCAACAGCGCATCCAGCGGGAACCAGTCCAGGGGCGGGGCGGTCGCGTGGGGCATAACCAGGGTCAGTTCGGTGACGCTGTTCTCGCGCAGTTCGAGATCGAGCGTGATGAAGCGATAGCCAGCCTCCGCTTCCCAGGCGGGCGCAATGACGGCCTGGCGGGTCAGGTCGGGGCGGTAGAGCCAGACGCTGCTAGTCGCCATCGCCGAACTCCCAACTTGCATAGCGAGGGTAAAACGACACCTCCGCCGTGAATGCGATCGAGGGATGGAACGGGGAAAACGAGACGAGCAGTTGGTTGTCGCCGGAGACGAGGTCAAAGAAGCGGCTCTCCGGCAACGCAAAGCGCAGCAGATCGCCGCGCAGCGCAGACGAAAACGAGGCGGCGGCGGTATCGAGAATCACGGTATCCGACGGTGATACCGGCTGATACGGGTGGAACCACGTATCAGTGGTCAGGTTCGCCAGCGCGCGCAACGAGGCGGACGCTGTACTGTCGTTCTTGGTCAGTGTCACCCGACAGGGACACGCAAGCCCGGGGTTTGTCACGGTCGTCTGCCCGCCAACCGTTGCAGTCCCGGTGCGGTCAAACCCAAGCGCACGCCGACCATCAGCCGCCAATGCGACCGCTGGCAGGCTCGAGCTAGACGGGAAGGTCACATCGAGCATAAGAAAGTTGGCACCCGCCCAGGTGTACACCAGTTCATCTCCTGGTGCTGCGACATAGACGCGGCCCGTCTCATCAGCCACAAGCGGGCGAAACCCATCCTCAGCCAGATAGCGATAGGCGTTGCCAGTCCAAGCAAACAAGTTGCCAATGACCTGGGAGCCGCTCTGCTCCTGGAGCCCCCCCCCGACCAGGAGACCAGTCGGTAGCAACACCAGGCGGTCAACCGTCCCATCCACACCGACGCCCAACGCGACCGTTGACTGGTCGTTTGGCCGGAACGCGATACGGCTCACCGCGGTGCCAGCCAACGTGGTGAACGCACCGGCCACAAAGATACCGGTGTCGCTCGCAACGCCAGCGTACACCGCGCCATTCACGTTGTACGACGGCGACCAGACGGAGGTATACACGCTCCAGCGACGAAAGTAGCTGGTAACCGTCCCACCAGCGTACACGTAGAACGACGAGCCACTGGTGCGCGCGAACAGCGTGTACACGGTGCCCCCGGCGAGACCACCGCTCATCGCGTCCCAGCCGCTCTCATAAAACGCGATGTTGGCACATGCCAGCGAGCCACCGGCCTGCGTGAAATTCCCACCCACATAGAGCCGGTCCCCGGTCCAGAGCAACGCATGCACGGCCCCGTTGACCCCGCCCTGATAGGTTGCCCAGGTGGAGCCGTTCCAGACCTTGACGCCAGGTGCAGCGTCGATACCTGCGTAGAGGTTGCCGTCAGGCCCGTAGACCAGGCAGTTGACCGCCGCGCCCGGCCCGCTCCCCAGCGCGTTCCAGACGCCCGCCGCCGAGCGTTCCAGGACGTAGTTCGCGCCTGTGATCTCCGTCTGAACGGTGAGCGCCTGGGTCACAACCTCGGTATCGACCCAGAGCCCGGGCGGGTACGCGACCAGGTCGAGGGTGATTTCACTGCCCTGCGGCGGCGTATCCTCGAGGCCGCGCCAGTAGACTACCGCCAGTTCCAGGGTGCGCACTGCGCCAGCATAGCGCACGGTGAGCGTGTCACCGGCATCGAGCAGGCGCAGCAGGGCGCGGCGCAGGGCCGGGAGGCGGGCATGGCGTTCGTTGCTGGTCAGTGTGAGGCGCAGGATACGCGGATCGGCGGTGCTCTCCTGGTAGATCCCGGCCAGGGTGATGAGGCGACGGGGCACGGCGCCGCCGCCCTGCGCAGGGTGGGCGCGCACGTTGTAGGTCGCCAGATCGACCGTGGTGCCCCCGGCGGTGATGAGCGACCAGGTGCCCACTACAGGCTTCGCTTCCGGTAGTGGCTGAGGCGACTGGCGAAGCCGGGCGGGAAGGTGGCAACGGCCCGGGCCAGGTCGACGGAGGTCTGCCGATCGTACGCACGATAGAGCAGCGCCGCGTACTCGCGGGAAACCTGCGCAACGTCGGCGGGCGCGGTGGTGGTGTAGCCCCAATCGCCTGCAACGCTGATCTCGCTCTCCCGGTCAGCAAACGACCAGGCGGCATCCCCGGTCAGCCGCAGCGCCCAGTAGGGTTGCTGGTTGCGCGGCAACAGGACGAAATCCGCCGCGTCAATGGTGTTGCCGTCACCATTGGTCAGCGTGGTGACGGTCAGCAGGTCGGCATCCAGGTGCAGCGTGGCACCTGCGACCGCCGCCTGGGGGTAGTAGCGCGTCTGCGTGGACGCCGTAAAGATCCGCCCGGTTGCGGCGGTGATGGCCGCGTCCGCGGCGGTGAGCAGCGCGGTCAGCCAATCATCCTCGGTGCTGCCGGTGATGCCGAGGAACTCCTTGAAATCGGCCAGGGTGCTGTAGGTCATGCATCCCCCGTCCGCTTGCTACGCCGTGGCAGGGCGGACGGCGCGGCGGCGCTGTGAGTAATCTGCGGTTCCTCCGAACGGGCGGCCGCCTCTGGGTCCGGTTGCACCTGCTCCGCCACGCCCTGATGAATGAGGCGCTGCGCGGCGGTATCCTCCAGTTCGGCCACGTCGCCAACCTGATAGAAGCGCTCCCCGGTCAGCTTGCCACGGTAGCCATTGAGAAACTTCACCCTCACGGCAGCACCTCGTACTCAAGTTCGACATACGCTTCCCCGGCGGCGGTCGCAGCAATGCCCGTGTGCCGGGTAATCACCGGCGTGTTCGCCGGGATCTCGGTTTGCACCAGTGTGATCGCGGTGGCACTCCCCACCGCAGCCGAGTTGGTGTACGCCGTGGCGGCCGCGATCTGCGTGCCAGCAACGGTGGTGCCGATGCGGATGTTCGCAGCGGCCACGGTCCCGGCGGTCTCGGTGGTGTAGACGATGCGCCCCTCCAGGAGCTTGATGGCCTGGCTATGGCGTAAGAGCACATCGTCAATCGTTGCCGCTGCGCCATTGTCGATATTGAACAGCCGGGAGCGAGCGACCTGGCGCTTCTGGTTGCCCCGCGGAATATATGTAGCCATGACATCCTCCCGCTAGACGTTCACGCCGTAACTGATGGCGGCGGCCTCATCCGTCCGGTACTCAAGGTCGCAGCGCATAAACGCAACGATCTCATAGGAATCGGCGCGAGCGATGCGAGTCACTTCCGGCACCATCTTACGCTTCCAGCCAAACACCCACTGGTCCCCCCGGATAGCCAGGATACTACCGTACACGTTGTTCCCAGCGGTATCCAGGTCGATCTTCCCGGCGCTATCCGACCGTCGGTTCGCGCTCGCTTTGTGCAT